AATTAATATCAACGGTTAATAGGTCTCCACTTTGTACAGATAAAACGCTAGGAGCGCTTACGCTGCCAATATTCATTACGATTGATGAGGCCGCTAGTTTATTAAATACGGCTACTAACATCGTCTCGATACCTTGTAAATTACCTTGGTTATCGTAGAGCGGTGTCGTTAAAATAACTTTCAGGTTAGCCATAGGCGAGATCGTTACATACTCATTGTTATTAGGAGTGAGGTACGGATCTGCCGGGGCCACGATGCAACTGTTGGCCGTGATTGTAGGCGGCGGGAAACTGTAAGTATTCCAAACGTTTACGTTAGATAACGCCGCAGCTAGTGAGGCGCGTAAAGTAGTAATAGGTGCCGGCATGATTATCCGATAAAACTTAAAGGATTTTGATAACCCGAGATGAGCCCACGGATTTTGCCGATCATGCTATTACCCATACGGTAAGGGCTAGGGCTAAAACCGTCGATCGATACGCCGCCGGTTTGGCTGACCTGCCGAGCTTGGAAAATGTCTACGGCTAAGATCATCGCGGCCTCGCGTACGGCCGGAGTAGTTGCATAGCTATTTGTTTTTGTATCTGCTCCGACGGCTGATCCGTAAGGTAGGACCCGAGTAAAATTACGGTCCGCTGCGGTTTTAGCAAATTGTATAAAGCTATAACCGTTTGGCCAATTAAACATACCGTTATTAAATGCTATCGATGGAAATTGAGTAGTAGTGCCGGCCGTCCAAGGGATTGTGCCGGTAACTGTAAAAGTGCCGTTATAGGTTGAGCCGCATCCACTCAAGGTTATTGAGTCCCCGGTGCTAAATATCGCAGGGTTAGCGATCATTACGGTAGCGACGTTATTTTGTAACGCGGTACCTACGACCGGTGCGGAGTCAAACCATAAAAATTGGTTGAGTAAATCTTGAGCGGCTTGACAACAGGTTTCGACAATATCCGACGAATAAAGGTTTTCGATCCCTAAATTCGCACGGAGCTCAGCCTCAGTTACATATGTAGCCGGCACGTTATTTACTCCTTACTTACTAGGGCCGGTAGCCCTCAAAGGGCTAAGAGGGCTACCGACTATTAGTTGTTTGGTTTAGTTAAGATTAAACTTAACAATACCCTTAGGCATCTTGGCGATAGTTGCCATGTAGCCGTAAATTGCTACCTGTACTTGTAGGTTTGATACTACGTTTACAGACATATATGCGGTAGGTGATTGATAAACAGTAAAGGCCTCAGGTGCAAGGATCACAGCTGAGTCGTCGATAGTTGTAGTAGCTGTGAAATTCTTGTCCACATACAAATCAAGCCCGAGTACGTTGCCGCGAATAGATCCCGGCTGCACAAGGCCTCCAGCGTTCATCGGCTGGCTGGCCGAATAAATTGGCCTCCCTGTTGTATCAGTAGCACCCATAAGTAGCTGCCATTGTGATCCGTTAGCGATGTAGTTATTAGCAAAATAACCTGTAGCTTCGTAAACCTTACGAGCTGAGTCTGAAGCAAACTCAATAATACCGGCTGAGTCTGCATCGCATCCTGAGCTGTACTGACCAGCGGCAATAAGAGCCGCTAGTACTGTTGTATCTAGTGTTTTTAGGTAAGCATTTTGTAGCTGATTTGTAAGCTCTGAGTAGAAATTAGGATCTGATCTTTCCAAAAGCTCTACGGATATGGTATTCATTCCGGCGTACTTGGATACAGTCCCAGATAAATATGCCGTTTCCATACCAGTATTTTGTACAGCTCCGGCCTCGGCTTCAACAGTTACAACAGGTGCTACACCTGTACCGCCGCCTGCGGACGTAACCAATGAGGGCACATTGATCGTCATACCAGTACCCGGCAAAACGCCACGGCTACAAGCATCGATAGCAGGTGTACCAAAACGTGTATTAGTTGGAAACTCTGACAGGTACTGTGTAGGTGAAAAGGCAGGATTTGTAGAGAAGCTGTCATCGGCGGCGGTTACGTATAGCTTTGAGTCCTCGTTGCCTAGTGCAGCTTTAATCTTGTGCTCTGTGTAAGCACCCATTGAGGTAATTGGTGTACGCACTCTTTGAGAGTCGAGTACAGATGGACGGATAATCTTACGAGCGGCTTCGACTTTTTCAGCCTCGACCGGTGTATCTACCGGAGTCTCCTCCGGTGTATTTTCTGGGGCTGTAGTCACAGCTTCCTCGCTTTCGGTTTCTGTTTCGGTTTCGATCTCTACGATAGTCGTAGAAATAGTTGTAGTTTTTTCTTTTGTGCTAGTTGCAGCCTCGATAGCAGCTCTCGCCGCCATAATCTCCTCAACGCCGGCGCTACTAAAAGCGGCACTCTCGACGAGTGATACTTCCTTGAGGACGGCCGCCGTGACGAGCAGGTAATCACCCATCGGCTTAGAGGCCGTTACATCGACCCCTACGGATAAGCCACTTACTAGGTTTTCCTGAGCTAATACGAGCGCATCTTGTCCCCGAGTGCTACTCGATAACTTAAATGATCCGTATACACCATTGTTAGCCTCGCTAAAGCTGATAGCGCGACCTACCGGCTTATCCTGTTGATGCTGCGATAGTAATTTTATTTTTGTTGCATCCGGGATAGCAATAGAGCCGCGCTCGAAAACTACAGGCCCGGCAGATGTGTAACCGACCTCGCCATATGGTGCAACGAGTCCGGATACGATGCGCCGCTCTGTATCTGCGGCTTGGATCTCTTGGCTAAACGTTAGTAGCACTTGTATCTCCTAGCGGTGTTAGTTGCTCCATTGATCGAGCTTGCTCTACGTTAATTAAATCTAGGTTTAACATTTTCTCGATGATATCTAAGCGATCCTTAGCATCGACACGTAAAAACGTATCGTCTACCGCAAAACGCACTTGATTAGCGCCGTTTGTTACGTCGTTCATGCTGAGGCGATCCTCAATAGCTGAGATGTAAGGCTGCAACGAATACGCTACGAATTCTTTACGACCGTCTAAAATATTTTGGTACGTCATTGAGTTATTCATGTCCGCACTAATTAGGTACGCCGGTACGTTCATCGCGCGGCTGATTTCGGTGGCGAGGTACTGAGAAAATTCTGCGTACGCCATGTCCTTAGGTGAAAAAGATGTAGGGACATACTCGAGAGTGCTCGTTAAATATGCGGTGCTGCGATTTTGTCTAGCGCTCTTAAAGGCTGCTAGTAGTCCTTGTATTTGAGACTCCGGTAAATCTGCGCCGTTATTTTTTAAGATACCCGTAGGCATTGGTGTAGCTGCACTAATAGCCGCCGCACGTTGTACATCGTAGGCCGCTTTAATAGTTGTACTAGCGCTTTGTAATACACCAGGTAGTAACGATTGGAAAGTAAGTAAAGATCCAATACCGCCCATAGGTACCTTATTACCGTCTACGAAATAATCTTGGATCTCTGTACCGTATTGATTAGTCGTATATGTAACACGATTATTAGCGACCCACTCAAAGCCGGACGGTCTGCCATCATCGGCGTACAAAGATGTAACGCGCCAATATGCAACAGAATAAAAAATTAAACTATCGACCGTTGCCGCGATGGTAACGCTTCGAGGTTGGCGGATATCCGGCTGCTCTAACCAAACAGGGGAGCCTAACTTTTCGCCTGTAGATTTTTTATAAAGTGATAAATCAATAGAGCTAATAACTCCGGCTATTAAATTACGGCAACGTGCAACGCTAGAAACTTGTAAAGCAAAATTACGATCGATGCCTACGCCGTTATAACCAAAATTACCGGTATTAAATGATCCATAACCGTACGTAGTATCCATTACGGCAGGTGCGTACTGAGCCTCTACCTGAGGCTTATCGGAGCTCTTGAGCCCTAGAGTTTGGAGTAATCCCATAGGAGGGATTTTCTCAAAATGTCAAGCATAAAATCAGGTATTACGTGTCGTGTCTTAAATGTATACCTTGGCCTCGCCCATAGGTTGATTTAGGACGTGGACGATCATAGATAGCCCAATAGCTATATCGATTGGCCCGGCGGATTTACGCCTTACCAAACGCCAGCTCGCATCGCTCTCTTTTGCGCTGCAATTCTGCATATGTGCTACGAGCTCATCTTGGCCCGAGTGTACGAGCTTTTTATTAGATAGAGCTTGATGTAAATCCCCTGCCGCTTGATACGACTTTTGCCCGGATATATCGGTTATGTGGATCCCGTTTACCTCAAGGCGTTTAGCGATTGAGGCCGTTGTGTATTTATCATAGGTAACCGTACGGGGATAAAACTGTTTAGCCCAGTAAGCGATCCGATTAGCCATATAAAGCTCGTCGATAGCTACGTCCGAGTTAAAGACTTCAAGCACCGCGACCCCTATGCGGCCGTCATCGAGTGATTGGCCCATTACAAGCGATCCATTACGTCTCGACGGTGCCACATCAAAGCCAAACACGGTCAGCGGACCGGGTACTAACTTAAGATCCTTATCGCCGGCCTCCTCAACGGATAAATGCGGCCAAGGGCTCGCCGTAGACGAGATCCATTGGCATAACAATTCAGTTTTAGTAGTCTCGACTGGTTGAGTAGCTACGGCCTCGGCTAGTGACTCAAGCGTTACGGTGTAGCCGAGTGCCGGGTTTGCCATAGCCCACGCCTTAGGATCATCGATACGCGCGAATTGCTCGGCGCTATATTCATAGTAACCAAGCGACGGCGGAGGGCTTTCGAGGCATCTTTGTCTCAGAGAATTGAGCACGGTACTAAAAGCATCTCCGCTATTGCTCGTTAATAATGTTTGAGCGTTAGCCTTGGCGCGAGTCGTAGGGGTTGCAGCTTGATACCCCTCCTCGCTAATCTCGCGTAATTCATCGATGTATAAAAACGAGGCGGACCGGCCGCGGGCTCCATCGCGCGTAGCTGCTACCACATCAAGCCTATGCCCATTTTTAAGCTCGATCGACTCGGTGCCGTTAGCGTACCTAATCTGACGTACTTGCTTACTCAGCTCGCTAGAGCCCTCGATAGCGTAGGCCACCTGCCTAAAGGTGTCTAAAGCCATCGATCTATTGGAGCTCATAATGAGCACGTTAGGGCTATCAAATAAAAACATATGCGCGAGCATCATCATACGCGCGAGGTGAGTCTTACCT